AATGTTTCTTCAGGGTGCTGCTTTCAGTATCGGTATTGTAGGCATTGCAATCATCTGTATTGTTATGCTCTCTGGTGGTGAAGATGAAACACTCATGAAACCACATGCCGAAGTAGTTGACACCTACAAGGGATGTGATATAGTAAGGTGGTCTACGAGTAAAATGGCTGAGTATAAGTATTTCCTCTACTGTGAGAAAAACAAATGACGTATTTTAAATACATCACAGATCATCTGCTTCGTGCTTGGGTTCAGTCCTGGACTTATAACTTCAGGATTTGGGCAGACCTAATGACCAATAGATACGATGGTTATGCTCTCTTGGAGGATGATGATCCAGAACGAGAATGTTATGAATGGTTCTGGGCATCTATCAATATGGATGAGATATATAGCAAAGAGTTTCTTGAAGAACTCTATCAGATGGTAGATGATATTGATAGTGGTAAAGTGAAGACATATCCTATGGATGATGTTCTTAAAATATGGACAGAAGATGCACAAAAGTATTATGACTGACAACCGGAAGAAATGGACAATCTGGACATCCATTTATGTTTTTGATTATTGTGTGTTTTCTTGGAGAAATCACATGTGGCCACATCTTGATGGATACACAGATGAAGGTATGATGAAAACACTTTTCTGGCATTACCTAAACTACGGCAACACTACCACATACTATGACTTCTAAAACGGAACTTCAAATGAAAATCACTGTAGTTTCTGATCTTCACTTAGAGTGTTGTGAACACAGGCACGGGATTCCTGATCTTGGAGAAGGTGAGATTCTCATTCTTGGTGGTGATATTCTCTGTGCCCGTCATTTTAAGAAGAATGGTCCTCATCGTAAGATCTATCAGGGCTTTCTACAAAAGTGTGCCGATAGTTTTGATGATGTCCTGTATATCGCAGGAAATCACGAAGCATACGGATACAACTATGAAGGTTCTTGGGATGTTCTGAAAGAAAATCTTCCATCAGGCATTCATCTAATGGAAGATAGTGTGGTGAAGATTTCTGACTGGGTATTTTTTGGATCTACTCTTTGGAGTGATTTCCGAAATGGAAATATCTTGGAAATGATGGAAGCATCACAGTGTATGAATGATTACAAAACCATTCGTATTACTTCAAAGTATCGTAAGATGAATCCTGATGATACTTATGGTTTTTATAAAAAATCCAAACAATTCCTTCTGGATCAGTTGGAAGTCTTCAAGAATGATAAGGTCTGGGTTCTTACTCATCACGCACCATCGTATCAGTCCGTTCATCCCAAATACAAGAATAGTGGAATTACGAATGGTGCTTATGTGAGTGATTTGGATGATTTGATTTATAATCATCCACAAATCAAATACTGGTCACATGGACATACTCATAATAGTTTTGACTATAAGATTGGTGATTGTCGTGTGATTTGTAATCCTCGTGGATATTATCCTATGGAACTCAATTCTGATTTCAATCCAAACTTTACTGTTGAAGTTTGAACCACCTGAACAACTGGCACAGGGAGACCCCACAAGGTCTCCTATTGGTCTACAATAACCTTGTAAGCAATCAAACCGATGACCAACCACCCAATGGCTGACCAACAACTAAACTTTGAGTAAAATGAAAGGCACTATCTCACCGTTGCTGAGGATTATTATGAGCGATCCTGAGATGAGTAAAAGATTTATAATGGGATTTTTCGCAGGACATACAACTATCGACCTAGGCAATGGTCAGAAGGTTACTGTAAGTCGCACTCAACGAAAAAGCTTAAACAAACCAAGAAAAAGGAGAAATATTTTTCAGCTACTTCTTGGTAAGTAGTTACAAACCACTCACTATTTATAGTTCAAATCAGCAACAACAGGAGGACAACTGATGACTGACTACGAACAAAAACTCTATGATGTGATTGCTGATTGGTGGGATGAAGTATTTACTGTCAATCCACCACCAGTAGATTCTGATGGTGAGTATATGGATAAGAATCCTACCATCATTGACCTTATTAAATCTATCAGTAAGATAGATGATTGGGATAAACCAATCCCAGAAGGTGTTGATCCTTACAATTTAACTGGAAGAGATCCAACACGTTCTGTATGGAAGAATGGCAAACGCCCTTCCCCAGATTATTACGAAATATGGTATACAAAAGAACAATGACACACAACCTCCCAGAGAAAGACTTGAAGACCTTTACAAACAGAACGAACAGTGATATGATGAGGGGGTCAAATGACCCTCTTTTTTATGGACTATACTGACTACCTCAAAGCTCAACAAGAGATAAACGAAATCCGTCAGGCATCTGTACGTGGTTGGGGAGTATGTATCACACACTTTCTTCTGGCACCAGTAGCATCTGTATACTATGGTGCAAAGACTAAGTACTGGAAACCCACATTGATTGCATCTGCTGTTGCACTTGGTGCTGTTCCTTTGAGTGTGGTTGATTTTGGATTCACTCTATCTGTTGCACCCCCTATTACTTCTGCTGCACTTATCATTAGTAATACCAATAAGAAGAGAAAGGAACTTGGTTTCTTGACTCCTGAACAGGCTGAGTTTTCTTTATACGAAAAAACTAAAGGTCAATAAATATTCACACAGATGAGTTAATCATGTCTGAAGAACCTTTCAGTCTACGCCCCCTGTTTGACATTGCAGGGGGCGTTGTTATTTCAATTCTACTCCTATCAATCCCATTCTTGATACTACTATGAGCACAAATAATTTCGCAGTCTATACTAAAATTGGATGTCCATATTGTACAAAGGTGACTGGCGCACTTCAGTTGGCTGAACAACGATATGTGGAGTACAAATTAGGAAGAGACTTTGAAAAGGAAGAATTTTACTCTGAGTTTGGAGAGGGTTCTACCTTCCCACAGATCACTGTAGATGGTAAAAACCTTGGTGGATGTGCCGAAACTGTTAAATACCTGAGAGAAAATAATTTGGTCTGATGGATTTAGATCTCTACGATGCTGTCGAACATACGATAGACTACGCCTTTCAAGGTAAGTTTATGTTGAATATGTACGAGTATCTGAAGAGTAATAAATCTACCAGAACCACCGTAGAAGAGTTCTTAATGAGTTGTACTGCGGCAGAGATAAAGAGTATCATATTAGACCTTGAAGGATACTTAGAAGGTGGTGACGACAGTTTACACAAACAGTTGAGAGAAGGGTATGGTCACCTTGGTAAACCAGAGGCTCGTAAAATAAAAAATTATCTTGAGAGTATCATTAATGATGCAGGTAGGTACATGAATGAAAAAAAAAACAAGAAGGAAAGGAAGAACCTCTAAATAACGATGAGTCACCCCTAAAGATGAATCGGGGGTTTGAACTTCTTCTTAGAAATAAAAACAGGAGGGAACAACCAAAAACTTTTCAAGTCAAGTTTGGAAAGATGGTCTCTCTCTTTAAAAGAGAGTTTCATTTTTTCTTAGATATCTCCTTTGATATAAGGAAAACGGAGGACTAAAATGTTAGCAGTCACATTGACCCTATCCACAGTTATTTCAGTAATGTTTTTACTGGTCGGTGGTGTAATAGGTTACTTACTTAAAGAATACGTCATCGAAAGGAACTCTACATACATTCCAACTCATCCAGAAATGTTTGACGAGAATGGTCAGATTATTGCAGATGACATTCTTGCAGTAAGGTTCGACAATACCCCAGAAGATTTTGGTACTGAAGAACATTGACACTATAAAATAAATACTGTACACTGAATAAAATTATTAATAACCATGGCTACATCAACAAAAAAAGTTACTACACCAAAGAAACTTCCACCTAATCCATTCATTCATGAAATTTTTGAATACGTTTCCGCACAAAGAACCGTAGCAAAAAAGGTGGAAGCACTGAAGGAATATCGTTGTGACGCAGTAACTACACTTTTGATTTGGAACTTTGATGACACTGTGGTGTCCATGCTTCCTGAGGGTGAAGTTCCTTTTGAGAAGAATGATGTTCCTGTTGGAACAGATCACAGTTCTCTTCGTAAAGAATATAGAAACCTTTATCACTTTGTGAAAGGTGGTAATGATAGTCTCTCGAAAACTCGTAGAGAGTCTATGTTCATTCAAATTCTTGAAGTTCTTCATCCAACTGAAGCAAATCTTCTTTGTCTTGTGAAAGATAAACTTCTGGAAAGTCAATATAAAATCACTAAAGGTGTAGTAGAATCTGCATACCCAGACATTCAGTGGGGTGGAAGATCTTGAGTGCTAGTATGAAGATTATTCAGACAGATTGTGATCCAAGTCTGGCTGAAGATAGAAGTCTACCTACCAGTGCATATCTCGTTGAGTATACTCAAGATGGTATGACACACTTTGATATTGTAATGGCAGCAAAACAGGTTGATATTTTTGACCACTATTGGGATAACTATCGTAGTGAATTTAAAAATATAACTCAGGCTCAAGGTAGAATCAATCCTAAACTATGGGGTAACCCACCACCTAAAGAGAAAGAGAAGAAAAAGAAATGAGTAACGGATTCGATATTAAACTTGAGGGTATCGATATGAACCCTGATCAAGTTCAAACATTACTTAAACAGTATAAGAAGATAAAAAAATATCAGAAGTCAAATCTGTTTGCAGTCAAGACCCTTGATGGGACAGAGGATTATGTCTCTGAGTTGATTAAGGAAGGTGAAGAATACGGTGCCCTTGACTAAATAGGGACAGTGGTCTACAATAGACCTGTCGTTCATCCGAGAAATCGGACGCAAGTAAGTCGCGGAACGGAGAATTAGAATGATTTACTACACTTACTACTCTTACGAACCCTTTGGGAGAGGCTACATTGGTAGTAGAGGATGTGAGTGTAATTCAGTGGAGGAGGATAATTATTTTGGTTCCTATGGAGACAAAACATTTAATCCTTCCTCTAAAATCATTCTTACCGAACATGCTACGAGAGAGGAAGCAGTTGAAGCGGAAGTAAAACTCCATGAGTTTTATCAAGTTGATACTAATCCTCACTTTGCTAATAGGGCAAAGCAAACATCTTCTTCATTTTCTTTCTGTTCTCAGGGAGAACGAATTGGTAGAGGCAATCCCTGTTTTGGTAAAGTTCGTGTTACTGATGGTAAAAATGAACGAGTAGTTTATGAGAATGACATTCCTTCTGGGTGGTGGAAAGGTAGAAGTCGTAATCCAAAAGAATACGCTACTACTAAATCCATAACATATACCAGAGGTAAAATGTATGATGACTTTCTAAAAGATGTAAGTAAAGATGAATCTATTTTATCTTTACCTATTAGAAAACTTGCAGAAGTTTATCAAACATCTCATACTTCTATTCGTCGCTGGAAAAAATCACTTTAATCGTTCATCCCATGAAATTCCTTATACCTTTATTACTTCTAACAACTCCAGTATATGCTGGCGAGTATGTTATGCCTTGTCAACATGTGAAAGAGGTTGCAGAAGTTGTGATGGAAGACCCTTACCTTTCCGAAAAGGATAAGAAGACTATTCTTCGAAATCTTTTAGGAAGACATGGTATGGGTTGTATTTCAAGGGACGCACACGACTGAAGGAACGGGGATTAAAACCCTCTACTACTTTAGGAGTAAACTCATGAACACACTTCAAATGATCAAGAAGCAGATCAACAAAGCATCTGCCCTTCATGACGCACAAATCAATCACACTGCATATCGTGGTGTTGAGTATGATACACGTTGCGTGAAGTCAAGTGAAACCCATGGTACATTTTGTTACCGTGGTCGTACTTACAACAAGTGACACTT